TAGCGCATGTGTTGGCGGCTGCGGTTTGCCATGGTGTGTGCTCCTTAAAGTTGAAGATCAGTTGCGGGACACCCGGGCGAACCAGGTGACGGTCATGCTCACGCGATACCACCCATCCACTTCCCGCCCGCGTGAGCGGCCGCAGGAAGCTACCGTGAGCTCGACCCCCGAGTGGGCAAGTCGCTTGCCCGCCTTGAAGAAGTCCGACAGCTCGTCCGCCTTGGCCGTCACGGCCGCCTCACCGGTCATCAGCGGGTAATTCAGGTCGATCTGCAGGACGCCGTCGTGGGCGTCCTGGCCCTCGGCGCCGAGCGTGGCGACCGAGGGCTGGTTCATCAGCACGAAGGCCGACGCCCAGGGGCTCTGGTCCGTCGGCTTGTCAAAGGGCGCGTTCTCGACGGCGCAGGACAGGGCGAGCGGGGAGTCCTGGACCCCCTGCATCAGCGCCTTCCTCAGCCCCGCGTACGGGTTTGCCATCTCGTCGTCCTCCTATCAGCGCCCCAAGGCCTGGGCCTTGGCACTCACAATCCTCTGCCACTGGGCGATGTGCCTGCGCACCATGCCCTCCGGCGCCTGCCTGCTCCACCCCTCGTACTCAATGCGCTCGGCGTAGGGCAGGTTGTTGGTGAACCAGACGACGTCCGCCAGGCTCCCCAGGTTGGCCATCGCCTCGGCGAGGGCCGCCGCGCCGCTCGGGTCGTCGCGGGTCGTCGCGGCGCCGGCGGGCGAGTTGATGGTCGTCTGCCAGTTGCCGCGCAGCCGGCCCGTGTCGACCGGCGTCGCCATGATGACGAGCTTGAAGAGCTCCAGCACGGACGCGCGGCGAACCTTGTCCACCTTGTCCAGCGCCTTCACGCCGAAGCCCCTCAGTTGCGACTCGAACCGGCCTGCTATGGTCTACCTCCGCAGCTGCAGGGCGTTGACCACTGCGAGGCCCGCCGGGTTGACCGGGTTCACGTCGACGACCGCCCACTGCACGCCGTTGGCCTCGACAAACGTGTCGCCGCGGACGGGCTGCACGCTCGCCTGCACGTAGGCCTGGCGGTCGCCGCGCATGATCGTCTCGCCGTCCACCATCTTCTCCTCGTAGTCGACGACGACGCCGATGACTGGGAAGACCTGGGCTGCGCCGCCGGTCACCGTCCCGTTGACCGGGTCGACGGTGACGGGCGCACCCGCCCTGCGGACCTGGCAGTCTTGGCCGAACTCGGCCAGGAGCGCGTCCACGGTGTCCCTCAGACCGGCGTAGTCGAAGGTGGCCATGTCAAGCCCTCCCCCACCGCCCGCGCTGGGCCGAGCCTATCAGGCCGGCGGACTGCAGCGTGAGGGTGACCTCGGGGTAGTCCGGCGTCCGGGCGGAGGCCGACGTCGACTGCGAGGCGCTGAACTTGGTCTGCACCTTGATGGGGCCGACCTCCTTCAGCGACTCGACGACCTGGCCGCCGCTCGCGTCGAAGGTCGGGTCCGGCATGAGCGGCTTGCCGGTCAGCGCGCGGCTCGCCAGCATGCAGGTGGCGGTCACGAGGGCCGGCGGCAGGCCGCGCAGGAACGTGGTGATGCCGCCGCGTGGCCACTGGGTGCCCTGCAGTCGGCGCAGCTGGTAGCCCACCCAGCGGTAGCGACCGTCAAGGTAGGTGGTGGCGTTGACGATGGCCGCCTGGAGCTCCGCGTCGGTGCGCGCCGTCAGGTCGACGCCGCGGTCCGACCAGTAGGTCCGGACGGTCGCCGGGTCCGTGTAGGCGTTCGCGCCGTCCACGGTCCCGTCGTTGTTCTGCTGGGTGAAGGCCATGTCTCTGCCCTCACTCGATCTTCAGGTCCGAGGCGCTCTCGGCGAGCACCTGGCCCTGGTCGCGCCAGTCGGCGCCGGTGACCGTGGCGATGACGCCGTTGGTCGCCTTGCGGATGGTGACCTGGCCGCCCGGGGGCACGCGCACGGTCTGCTGGCCGGCGGGCGCCTTCGGGGGCTGGGCGGGAGCCTGGCCCGCCGACGTGCGCGGCTTGGTCATGTCGCTGCTGGTATAGTGGGCCATGGCTGTTCCCTCCTTACTGCTTGGCTGCGCGCGCCTTGGCGCGGGTGTAGCCCTCGGCCACGGCGTTGACCTCGTCGCGGGCGACCTTCTTGCCGGTCAGCTCGCCGAGGTGCTCCAGGTTCGGCAGGTTGTTCGACGTCCAGTGGGCATCGACCTCCGGGTCGAGCAGGCCGATGGCCTCGGCGAGGCTCGGCTTGGCGTCCGGAGCGCCGTTCGGCACATCCTGGGCCGGCTTGGTCGCCTCGGTGGACGTGGCGCTGCCTTGCGCGTCGGCCTGACCGCCCGAGGCCCCGGAATCCGCCTGGGCGCCGCCCTCGGGCTGCTTGCTGTCCGCGGGCTTCTGCTCGCCGCGCAGGGCGTGCAGCTCCGCCTTCTCGGCGGTCATCGCGCCGTAAAACTCGAACACGCACTCGAGGGTGGCTGCCTGCTCGGCGCTGCCCTGGAACGTCATCTCGCCATCGACAAACTCGTGCCCGTTGACGTGCATGGTCTGGCCGGCGTGCGGGCCGACCAGGACGAACTTCTGGTTGACTGATGCCATTGCTTCTCTCCTTCACTAGATGCCACAAGGCCCTCCAGGGGCACGGAGCTCCTGGAGGGCCACCTTGCTGGCGGCTTTAGTTGGTGACGCCGCTCAGGATCGCCAGGCCCTTCTCGCTGAAGAGCGCGACGCCGCAGTACCACACCACGCGGGTGATGGACTCGTCGGCGTCTTCCTTCTCGCCGACCTCCTTGATGTTGATGCCCGCGGCCTTCTCGGCGGTCAGGCCGGCGATGCCGTTGGAGCGGCTGCCGCCCTCGAAGGCGCCCGCGATGACCGAGGGGGCATTGGTCGAAGCGCCGCGCGTCTGGTTGATGGGGATCCAGTCGTTGCGGAAGATCGGGATGCCGCGGTAGGAGGGGACCTGACGGCCGGAGGCCATGGTGTAGATGTCACCAGGGGAGGTGCCGCCCAGGCTACGGAGCAGCGCCATGTAGGCGCGGCGAGTGCGGCCGTTCATCATCAGGTAGTCCACCTGGCCGTCCTTGTCGGTCACGAGGTCAATCAGGGCGTCGAGGTCGTCGAACGACAGCGGGGCGCCGTTGGCGGCCGCGTTGCCGGCGAAGAACTTCTGACCGGCGGCCGCGAGGCCGAGCAGGCCGGCCATGTTCGCGCCGGTGCCGTCGCCGTTGATGAGCTGGTCCTGGTACTTGCGGCCGCAGCTCTTCGCCTTGGAGGCGATCTGCACCGCCTTCTGGTCGTTGCCGTCGCCCGAGCGGGTGGCCTGGATCAGACCGTTGACCTCGGCGTCGCCGATGATCGTGGTCAGGGTGGAGGTCACCTGCGTGAAGGTCGCGGCGGCCTTGGCGGTGATGGTCGTGCCGACGCCAGCCATCTGGACGTCGCCCAGCACGTTCTCGCGGTTGTAGGCGAGGGCGTTGCCATCGATGCCGTCGAACGGGAGCAACTCGAACATCTCGTTGACGGTGATAACGTTCTCGATGACGCCAGCGACGAGTTCGTCCTGGGCCAGCTTTGCCGATTCGGCAAGGGTTACGGAAGCCATGGTGGTTCTCCTAACAGAGGTTGAAGTGTGATTGGTTTGGTGCCGGATCGCCCGACGATTCGACCCCTAGCCGGGCATCACGCCTCTGCTGGGTCAGCGAGCGCGGCTCGCGGATGTGCTCCGCGCTCGCACGCTATGGTCGGGAATATGCTGCGACGGCGCCAGTCTGTAACCCCACGAACATGTGCCAGCACTCCCGATCTGGGCCGTCTGGGCCCCGTGAAGTGCCAGGTCCGTACGGCAAAAGCCTTGCGTGCCAAGGACTTAGGGCCTTTCCGGGCCGTACGGACCTCGGAGCTCGGTTTGCACCAGGAAAACGGTCGGCCACCGGATCGGGGCGAGGTCGACCACGGTGCTGCCGAGGTCCAGAAGCCCTAGATGGCTCAGAAGTCCTTGTCCGGCTTAGAGAATCAACCACTTAGAGCCTTATATGAGGTTTAGATTACCCTAGATTAAGGGATAGATAAAATAAATGGAAAATAATTGCTTGAAGGGGGCTCCCAAGCTGGGAAGGCTGAGCTTGGGCAAACCATGTCACGCAAGGTGCTGCGCGACTACCGCTCCCGCTTCAAGCGCCTTGGCCCAGACTGGGCGTCCTTGATCGCCTTGCAAAATGCTGAGACACACCGGTCCGCTAGTCGTAGATGGAAGGATGCCAACCTAGCCCGCAAGCTGCTGCACCAATGCCGGTCATCGGCACGATTTCGTGGGCACGAGTGCACCATAACTGAGGGCCTGATCTAGGAGCTCCTACGCGGCATGACGTGCTCGGCTACAGGCTTGCCCCTGTTGACGGAATGGAAAGGGCCCAGCGGTTCAAACCCCTGGGCCCCGTCTGTAGACCGCCTCGACAACTCGCTCGGCTACGTGCCGAGCAACGTGCGGATAGTCTGCTGGGCATTCAACAACATGCGCGGTGACTTCCCCGACGAGGTCGTGGAGACCCTCGTCAGGGCGTACTCCTCCAGGCTTAGCGCCTCTTAGCCAGCCCTGCCGCGATCTTCTCGGTCGGCGACAGGTCACGCTTCTGCGGGTTCGGCTTGCCCTGCGTGACGCCGGGCTTGACGCCCGAGCCGCTCGGGGCTTCGCTCTCGAACGCGCGGCCAAAGGTCGGGCTCGCCTTCATCTCCTTGACCAGGTCCTCGACGGTCATGAAGCCGCCGGAGGCATTGCCGCGCGGGTCGCCGGACTCGTCGACCACGCGGACGACGTACTCCTCGCCCTCCTTGATGACCTTGGTCTTGGCCTGGATGTGCGGCAGCAGCAGCTCCGGCACGCCCTTGTGGCCTGCGATCGCCTGCACGGCTGCAGTGGTCACCAGGTACTTCTGGAGGGTCTTGCTCATGTTCTGGAGCTCGCCGTCCTTGCCCTGCAGCTGGGTCTGGAAGCCGCGCTCCAGGTCCTTCTTCATCTTGTCCCAGTTGACCTTGCCGTCCTTCGACTCACCGATGACGCGCTCGACCGCCTGGCGGAGGGCCTCCGGCGAGGCGGCGTCGTCGCCCTCGAGGCCGAGCAACTGGCCGACCGCGGCAAAGCCCGACAGGTCGGGACGGTTGCGCTTGGCCTCGTCGGCGTCGCGGCGCGCAGCCTTGAGGGACTTGTTCAGGCCGTCGATCGCGCCGGCGGTGCCCTTGAAGCTGTCGTTCAACACGTAGCCGCCCTCGCCCTCGGTGTACAGGCCGCGGAACTGCTCGGGGACCTTGTCGATGCTGTCGACGGTGGGGTTCTTCAGGAACTCGAATTCCATAGTGCTCTCCTTCTGCGCGTCACGCGCGTTGTTTGGGCATCGCGCCCGGGATGGTCTCAGGCTGGCACATTACGCCGGCGCCGGCGCAACGTGAGCCATCGTTCTGATGCGGATCGGACTCGGCCACGCGTCAGTCGTCGGTGCCGCGCAGCCTGTCGAGCAGCTCGCGGGCGTCCTGGTCGAGCCGCGCCCGCAGCTGGTCCAGGTTGTACTGCTTCCCGCTGGCATCGACGAACTTGTCGAGCGGCACGCCTCCCTCGCGGAACAGGCGGGCGCGCGTCGGGCCGAGCACCTCGTCCTGGAACTTCGCCGGCTGGCGCTTGATCCAGTCCTGGTAGGTCACGTTGCTGGGCGTGGAGCCGATGTTCTCGTCCGCCCACGCGTCGCGCTTGGCCTTCACCTTGGCGCGGCGCTCGGAGGCCGACATGCGGGACCACTCCTTCAGCCCGACGTCGTCGCGGACCTCCTGGGCGAAGTCCAGCTCGCGCTTGCGGCGGGTCCTGCCGTCGCGCACGGTCGGGCGGTCGCCCACAATCTCGGCGCCAGCCAGCACGGGCACGACGGTCGAGCGGCAGTTCGGGTGCGCCGGCGGGCGCGGGCCCTTGTCGATCGGGTAGACCCACCCGTCCCGGGACCGGCCCCAGGCCCACGG